GAAACGCAAGGACTTATATATCACGCTTGTAAAAAGGCAGGTAATATTAGCAGAAGTACTTACTATCGCTATATGCGAGAAGATGAAGAATTTGCTCAAGCTGTTGAAGATATTAAGGAAGCTCAGATTGATTATGTAGAAGGGCAACTAATTAAAAACATATCTGACGGAAGGGAAACAAGTATTATATTTTACTTGAAGTCAAAAGCTAGGGACAGAGGATATGCAGAAAAGTTAGATATTACTAGTGGTGGCAAAGCACTAACAGAACTTAAAATTGAGGTTATTGACACAGGCAAAGATTAAGACAACAAATGTATTTCACAAGGCGTATGGGTCTAAAACTAGGATAACGTGCTTACAGGGGGGTACGCGTTCTAGCAAGACCTATTCGCTTTGTCAATTATTTATTGTTAAATGCTTAGAAGAAACAGGTAAAATATTTACTATATGCAGAAAGACACTACCTGCTCTTAAAGGTACAGCATATCGTGATGTTTTGAATATCCTAAAAGAACTAGAACTATACTCAGAAGAAAATCATAACAAATCAGAATTATCATATACCCTCAATGGAAACTTAATAGAATTTATTTCAGTGGATCAGCCAGTAAAGATACGCGGAAGGAAACGCCACTATCTATGGTGTAATGAAGCAAATGAATTTAATTATGAAGATTGGCAACAGCTAATACTTAGAACAACAGAAAAGATATACTTAGACTACAATCCTTCTGATCCTTATTCTTGGATATATGAAAAGGTACACACGAGAGATGATTGCACATTTTTACAATCTACATATAGAGCCAATCCATTCTTAGATGAAGATACTATTGCAGAGATTGAAAGATTAAAAGATATTGATCCTGACTATTGGCGTGTGTATGGATTAGGTGAGATAGGAACAGTACAGACAATGATATTTAGAAACTTTAATTTAGTAGATGACGTACAAGGTCGTTTAGTTGGTTATGGTTTGGACTTTGGCTTTACTAATTCACCAACAGCATTAGTAGAAATTAGACAATTAGATGATAGTTTATACATTAAAGAATTATTATATGAAAAGAGATTAACCAATACTGACTTAGCTAATAAGCTAAAAGAAATGGGAATAGATAGACAAGCAGAAATAGTAGGTGATTCAGCAGAACCAAAATCAATAGAAGAAATATATCGTCAAGGCTTCAATATAAAACCTGCTAAGAAGGGAGCAGGAATACATTTAGGTATTGACATAATGCGTAGATACAAACTAAACATAACAAAAGATAGTCTAAATGCAATAAAAGAATTTAGAGGTTATAAATGGGCGACAGACAAAAATGGTGATGTATTAAATACTCCCGTAAAGGTAAACGATCATCTCGTTGACGCAACGCGGTATCTATGTTTGAACAAGCTATCTATCAATCATAGTGGCAAGTATTATATATTGTAAAAAACGAATATTAACATTTTATATTTATTAGTAATGAAAGAGGTTAAATTAATAATACCTGATAATTGGAAAGACATAACTATTGGAACATATCAAAAGTATGTCAAGATTCAGGAAGGCAAAGGAACAGACAAAATAAAGGTTGTAAAGAGTTTAGCGTTATTATGTGGCACTTCACCCTTTATTGTTAAGAAAATGGCTTACAAGGACTTGTTGGAGATAATGGACATAATTAAAAAGATGATTGATACTGAACCTACAGAACAAGATTTTAAAAAGCTGTTTACATTTAAAGGTGAAGAATATGGATTCTGCCCTAACCTTAGCAAACTTACGACAGGTGAGTATATTGATTTAGAGGCTTATTGCAAAGAACCTATAGAGAACTTGCATATTATTATGTCAATACTTTATAGACGTGTTACAAATAAGGTGAATGAAAGATATGCTGTAGAGTCTTACGATCCTGAAGAATTTAAAGAAGAATTATTCAAGGACTGTCCAATGAATATAGCTCTGTCAAGTCTAGGTTTTTTTTTGACTTTAGGAGAAAGATTGGCGAAGATTTCGCACCGCTTTTTGGAAGCTCACCAAACGACACCACAAAAGGCGTAACAATGCAAAGCAAATGGGGTTGGTATAATGTTTTGTATAGCTTATCCAATTCTATCTTAGACATTGAAAAAATAACTAGATTACCCATATTAGAGGTACTAACATACTTGGCTTTTAGTCAAGATTATAATAATAAACAACGTAGCAACTATGATAACTTTTAGAAACGTAGTAGGATTTTTAGAAACAATAGCAACAAAGCATTATGAGATAAACAGCTTTCATTCAGGTTTGTTAGATGAAGTAGACATCAATAAACTTGGTGCTACTGACTATACTATTCTATATGCAGAGCCAGGAAGTGCTACAGTTAATCAAGGAGTTATGACATATTCTTTTACTTTGTATGTAATGGATATGATTAATGACGAAGTTGGGGATGCACCAAATAAACAAAGATTAGGACGTGTAGACACATATTCAGAAACATTACAAATACTAAATGATGTTATTGCTGAATTTAAACAAAGTTTATCAACGCAGTCTTGGGTTGATAATCAAGTGGTATTACAATTACCTATAACGTGTGAACCATTCACAGCTAGATTTAATAACCTTTTAACGGGT